GAATTATATCGATATAAAACTGATATACATTCTTAGGAGCCAACTCCCAATACTTCTGTACCTCATTAACAACCTGAATCCATTCTGATTTCATACTAAGAAAACGATGAACCATGTAATTACTCCATGTTTTCTTATCACCATCATCAAGTGAATCCCAATACAAAGTATTTTGTACATTAGTTATTTGTTTAATATGGTCGAATAAACTCTTAGACATTTTAGAACCTTTTATATAAATAGTTAATTTTTTTCCCAAATACTAAAATAAATCTTTCATATTTGTACCAATTTTGTTTGCTGATATATCTTCTGGTACATTCTCTTTAAATATTTTAATAAATTCATTATAGTTTGGATGTGTTGGTTCCCAAACTGCTCTTTTCTCAAAATCTTCTTTACTATAAGTACCCCAATCTGTTATCTTTGAAAAATAAACATATCCATTTGGAAAATATTTATCTCTTATCTCAATCAACTTTGGAATATCTTTGTAATTGTAATCTTGTACAACCATACTTAAACCAAACATTTTGAAATCTAATGTAGATATAAATTCAAAGTTTTCTATCAACTTATCCCAATCTCCACCTCTTCTTACTTTTTCATAAACTTCTTTACTACCAGCATCTACTGATATCTCTACCATCGTAACCAAATCATGAACTTCTGGCATACTATTCCACATTTCTTCAGTCCATAATTGTCCGTTGGTTAATAATCTAATGGTATCTATATTAGGATATTTTTCTTTTGTAAATTCTTGTAAAAACTTTCTATAGATTGCACTACCAAATGGGTCTCCCGCACCTGTTATAAACAATTTATTCACACCTGGTATAACTTCAGCATCTAATGTTTTTTGTATTTCTTCTAATCTATCATAATCCATTCCCTTTGCTACTAAAACTTCAATTCTACATGATGGGCAAGATAGATTACAACTCCTATCATAATCCATTTGAAACCACTCTGGCCCAAATGGAAGTTCGGTCATTTGATTTTCTATTATTTCTTTATGATGCCATCCTCTCTCTTCATACAATAACTCAATATCTTTCATATATCGAATTGCTGCTGGAAATGAATTAGTTTTACTCGTTGGTATATCATGAACATTCTGTAAGTGTGGACATAAATCCTCTCTACAATATTCAAACGAACCATCTAATATTGATTTACGAAACTTCTTAGCCTCTTCTCCATTCCAAATATCTTCCCAATTATCTTTGTAAATGTTTCCATATTTAAATCCAGTCTGTGCTATGTTTTTATCATTATCTCGTAACCAACCTGGACAACATGGATAAACATCACCATTGATAACTTGACTATCAAGTGGTTCACCTGTATGTCCTATTTGTACCCAATCAAATCCATGTGCACAATATTTTTTCATTGTTGTACCTTAAATGTATCCACAAATTCATCCAACCATTTATTTTTCTTCAAATCAATTGATAAAGTAACTCTATCAGCATTTCCATCGTTGAACATACTATGATTTAACTTTACATTAAATGTGTGAATGTGTCCTGCAACCATTTTAAAATTTTTAAATCGTGGTTTAAATTTTTTATTAAAGGTGTAAAGTGTATGAGAATTTTCCTCTGTCCACTCTTCTTCCATTTCACAATCTGTAACTGCAAACCAACAATGATTGTTTGTTCTTATCGGTATTTGAAACCTAACTATATCATCACCCATATCTCTATCATTGTGTATACCATATGATGTTCCTGCCTTTCTTCTTAACAATCTAAACGATGTTACTTCCGTTTCAAAACTATCGTATATCTCTTTGAAATAAGGTGTTCTGTTTAATATACCTGTATATGGTTGATTGTTGTAATGTTCATTACCACTTTCAGGTAATGATATTGCGTGTCCAAATGCACCATCCTCATACTTACCATAAGTTTCTGCCACAAATAAATCGTTTTTTAATCTTGTTAAATCGTACTCTGGTCCTGTTTTCCATCCTGTATCAAAATGTCTCATCTTCTCTCCTACTCAAAAAGTTAACCATGTCTTCATAATATAATATTCTGTGATTAGGATGTGTTTCAACTGCAGATTCCATTTCAATTGTGGCTCTAATGATTTCATCCTTATTTAATTCTTTACCTAACAATTTATAATACGAATCAATTTGTGCATCCACATCCTTTCGTATTAATAAAAAAACCATATCTGCATAATCTAAAATTTCATTTAAATAATCTTTACTCTTTTCATAATCACACTTCATACTATTCCATTTGGATTTTTTCATAAACTCATTGAATCCCATTGAATTAATAGTGTTCTTATGTTTCATAAAATTAGGTTCGTTCCAAAACTCTTGACCTGTAATTTGTTCTAAAGTTTTTTTAAAATTTGTTGAACCAACTCTCCAATGTGATAGTATAACTATCTTATTCAAAAGTATCACCTTCCATCCAAGTTATAATTGAATATCGTGTTCCTTTTGTGATTGGTGTAACTCTATGTGATAAGAATGATGGAAATACTAATAAACAACCTTTAGTTCTATTACCCGTAATTAAACCTGTACCCTCTGTATTGGTAATACCAAATTCAAAATCACCACCCTCATAATCTGTTTCCTCACTTAATTGAATTATTGCAGTTAACTTTCTCATAGAACATTGGTTTCTACCATAATCTGTATGCCAATTGTAAGTTCCACCAATCCCATACTTTAAAAACCTAAGATTATCTATACTATCTATTTTATAATTAAAGTATTGTGTGTTTGCAACTTTAATTGCACCATTTAATCTTTTGAATAAATTCTCATCATGAAAATCCATGTTAAGTGTTTGTCTAACATTCTTGTTAATAACACTATCCTCGTAATCACCAACTAACTCACCATCTATTAGTTCTTCTGTATCGAGTGTTTTTATTAGTTCATCACACTCCTTATCACTTAAGAAATTTTCTCTATAAATAACAAATTCAAATGTTTTATTTTCCTTAAACAAACGCATCACCTATATATAATTCTTGAACCACATGTCTTCTACCCTTTGTTACTGGTGATACCCTATGTGATAAGAAACATGGAAAAATAGTTATACTTCCTTTCATCTTTGGAACTTTAAACCACTCACCATTTCTATCTTGTACACCAAACTCTAAGTAACCACCCTCATAACCATCATTTAATTGTACAACTGCTGTTAGTTTTCTCGTATTATTATCCGTTGGATTTAAATCCATATGCCAATTATAATGTCCACCAATACTATACTCAATATATTTTAACTCTTTATCTATTCCTTGTATATCAAACTTGAAAGATTTATCGTTAACTAACTGAACCATTTGAAACATTTTATCAGATAACCAACTCCAATCTAACTCTGGTATTGCTCTGTTGTTATAATCTTGTGGTTGTTCTAAGAGATAAGATTCTTTTGTGATTCTTATTTCAGGTATAATATTGTTTTCACGATGTTCTGTTGAATCATCTGATACACAACCATCAACAATTTTTTCATTATCATTAATGGTTTCTATAATTTCTTGACACTTTTCTGAAGTTAAGAAGTTCGGAATCTGTACATAAAACCTAAAATCATCATTTTTTTTCATTACTTACCTGGTAAATTATGAACTAATATATCTGAAGTAAAGTATGTATCAATATCCTCTACATCTAATGAATAGAAATCAACTGTATTTCCTTGATAGTTATCTAATACTTCAACCACATCAACTTTAGAAGTATCGTGGCTAAATAACTTATCATCAACTTCTATTTGCCAACCCAATTTAAAACGATACCTATCAGTATTATCATCCCAAACAAATGTTGAACTCAACTGGTGAATATAATACTGATTATTATCACTACCACTCACGATATAATAATGTCTTGTTGGTCTTGATGATTTACTCACTACTACAGAACCAGTAGCATAACTTCCTGTTTGAGTTGCAGATAAATCTTCAGCTGGCCATTCATAATTCATATAATCTAAATCACTATCTGGCATACCAATAGGTTGATATGATTTCACAACATCACCAACCTCTACATCTTGAATCTGTTTTGTTGAACCATCATACATTCTAATTAAACTACCACTCATAGAACTAAACCCAGCATATGCATGTTGATTCCAAGTACTTACACCTGTACCATTATCATCCATTGGAACTAAAGTAGATTGTACTGGATTATAAAATGAATAAATTGGTTTAGTTTCCTCTGGTGTTTGTAATACTACAACTCTACCTTGTCCAATATATCGTTTACCATATTGATAACTACCAGATGAAATAATAAACTTTTCATTAATAGTATCTGAAGTTACAAAATCTGATTGGAATTTTTGAGATGCAGATGGTTCATTATTTGAAAAGTATGTATTAAAATAAATTTTCCCATTCATCACTCGTTGGAAAGAAGCATCACCAGTAGGTGTTTTATTTACAAAATCAGGATAGTCTTCAAGTCCTGTATCTGGTGATTTTGATGATGAATTATATAATTCTATTAAACTTGCAGATACTGGCGACCTTGATAATATATCTCTAAATTCTCTTTTATCTTTAGAACCACTTATTATCTGATATAATGAATCATCTGTATGAAATGGTGTACCTTGAAAAAAGTGAAGTGTGTTTGAATAACTTGCATCACCCCTTTGGTCTATATATTGCCTATCAGTAGTATCATTAAACGAACAACTAAGATTCAAAGATGCAAAACTTGAAGATATATATACTCTTTCACTTTGTGGTGGATTTTCATAATTATTATACGACCTTTGGCCTGGTACTGAACCATATATAATCACATTATCAAAACTATTCGATACTGCATAATGAGCTATATCATTATAATAATCACCATAGTATGTTGATACCTGTGCAGTGTATAAATTTGTATTGGTTTCAAAAAACTTAACTTCATTAGAACCAGATTCAATAGTAAAATCTATACCTGATATAATAGCAGCTCTACTTAAGTTAGGCCAACCACCTGCACTACCAGTTACATAATCATAGTATGATTTAACTTTAGTTTCAACATCTGATTTCTGTGAAAAGTTTTCTGTCTGTTGTTTTGTAATACTCATTAAAATTTTCTCCGAGTGTAATTATTCATATATAAATATCAATTATCTAATAAATTTACAATATTTCCTTTCAATCCATTTTCTTTTAATGCGTATATTAAAGCTATTTTATTCCACATTTCAATATCATATATCACATGAGTATAACCTTGTTCATACAAATATTTGAATCCTTGTATACCAATAGAATAATTTTTTATACCACGATAATCCTTATCAATCCAAATATTATAACCATACATAGTTTTATCATCAAATTGCATAACAATTTCAGATTCAGAATAACTTGGTGTATTATAAACAGGACAACCATTTTTATCCCATGATTTAAATATTTTATTACTAAACCATACCCAAGACACAATTCTCTCACCATCAGTAATATACATAAACTTATCACCATTTTCGATTCTAAAATCAAAATCTGATTCTGTCCACATGCCATCATAATCATCAATGTCTTTACTAAACAACTCTAATTGTTTATTGAGATTATCTGGTTTACCAACTTTAAAATTAGGATTTAGTTTTACATTTCGATGAAGATAAAGATTAGATTCAACTCGTATTAGTTTTTCTTTACTACTTTCCATCCACTCTTCTTCACTATATTATCACTTCTACCTTTCCAATAAAAGAACTTACCATCGAATGTAAATATATCTTTAGTATCATAATAATCTCCATCATGATTGGATAACATTGCATTCCCTCTTAAATGTAAAGTTTTATCCAACATAATATCCCAACCACTTAATCTTCTTAGACCAGTATGAACTTTATCACCTTTAGTAAAATTAGTTCCAAAAACTATTGGTACACACTCAGTAGAACCATATCCATGCATTACTTTTTGTACACCCAACTCTAACATAAACTCTATATCATCTATTGATGTTTCTTCAGCACCTATTAACATATGTTCTATTCCACTTAAATCTGGTCGTAATCCACTTTCTTTTAACATTCTTACCATTGTAGGTATTAATATTAATTTTGTAGGTTTCTCTGATAACATCTCAACAAAAACTTCTGGTGAGAATTTATTATCAAATACTTTACCACCAACTTGTTCTAATGGAACTGCCATAATGTAAACACCAATAGTATGTCTTGGTACAAAGTTCAAAAGTACATCTGATTCTTTTAAATCAAATAACTTTATATTTCTATCAATAGCATCTTGTAAAGATTCTTTTGTATGTAATATATCCTTTGGTTCACCTGTAGAACCAGTGGTTTTAAACTTCATACTTATTCTCCTTGTTGTAATGCAGTTTTCATCATACTCTTTGGTATCGAACCACAATTACCACAAGCGAATACTTGGATTGGAACAATTGCTTCTTGTCCTGTAGGACTCATCAAAGCTGATATTCTTTTCAAAAAGAAAGATTGTATGAAAGAAGCATTTCCACACTCATCACATTTAATTGTTTCAGCATCACCCAAGTTTATTTCTTGTGGTGGGTCTTGGTATTTTCTATCACTCATTTTATTTTTCCTATTATTTCTATAAACATCGCCATTACATTAATCTCCTTATCCACTACCACAGCATCTGATTGTTGGTATTGAGCAAGTATCAATATACATTCTGCCACATGTCCTCTACCCCAATCATCTACGGTATCAAATAACAATCTGAATAAATCAGAGAAATCTGTTACTTTTGAATCTGCTAATAGTTGTCTAATGTTTTTAAACGAATTCTTTTTATCTTGTGTTTTTAAGATTTCTAATACTTGAACTTTATAATCATTTTGGATACTCATTCCCTCATCAATAACCAACTTATTATCAACCACCTGTCTTTGTGCGGCATTGATTACTCTTCTTAAATCAGGAAACCCACCATTAACTATAGTTACAATATCTTCAATATCTGATGTAACTCCCTCTTTAGTTAGAATAGTGTTTAGATGAACTGCAACTTGTTTTCTATCTGGTGGTATAATCTGAAATGATTGACATCTTGATTGTATTGGGTCAATGATTCTCTCAACATAATTACAAGTTAAAATAAACCTACAATGTTTTGAGAATGTTTCCATTAGATTACGAAGAGCTGCCTGAGCATTCGGTGTAATGTAATCACACTCATCTAAGATAATAACTTTCATCTCAGCAAACCCAAGTGTTGAGGCAAAGTTCTTAACTTTCTCTCTCACTACCTCTACACTATTCTCATCCGAAGCATTAATATATAGATAATCACAATCTATATTATTAACCAATAATTTAGCGAGAGTGGTCTTACCTGTACCAGCCCTTCCGTACAATAGAAGATGTGGTAAGTCTCCACTCTCAAGGTACAACTTGACTTTACTTTTTAGGTGTTCATTACCTATATATGTG